TCCAGTTTTGCCATTGAGATCACCCGGCAATGTCCGCCCAAGGGTCGTTATCCCTTTGGGCGTCACTGGGTGCAGAAATCCGTGAACGGGCCGCAGGGGTGAAACCCATCTCGGTTTCGTAGACCTTCATCTCCATGGCCAGCTCGCGGATCACGTCCATCAGCGGCGAGCGACGCAAGATGCCGCTTGGTGTCTTGATGATCATTCCCGACACACCGGCACGATTGATCTTGGCCAGCGCCTCGCGGTACAGACCCGAGCAGTTGGCCCAGCGTTCCAGCACGGCACCATCAAGCGCGGACAAAAGTCCGGGCGGTGAATTGGCCACCGCGTAATTCCAGGCTTCCTTGGCCACGTCGCTCATGTACTCGGGCGGCGTGCACAAAGCCGTGGTGGGCCGGGGCTCGTGGGGGTTGGTCCGGCATTTCTGCACGGTGCCTTTGATCTGTTTGATTGCCAGCGGAAGCGGCTTACGACCAGCCATGGGGGGGGGCTCAATTCTCCAAAAAAAGGTGTTCAATTTGCACGCGCAAAAATCTGTGCAAGCGCACGCATCTCTGGCCGCCGTCTGTAGAGATTGAGACCCCCTACCCCCCCCTACGGAGGGGTGGTCAGCGCCGACCTGCGGTCTCACGCGCCGTCTTTCGGTTGTGACATGAGACGCACAGGCCTTGCAGATTGACCCAGTCAAAGCGCTCACCGCCGTCCTTGAGCGGCCTGATGTGGTCGGCAACCTTGGCAGCCACCACCCGATCCGTCGCCTTGCACGCCACACACAGCGGGTGTTCACGCAGGAAGGCCGCACGCACCTCACGCCAGCGCACCGACTGGTAGAAGCCCACCTCGGCATCGAAGCTGCGCCGGGCACGACCGTAGTCACGGTGCACCTGGGTGCGGTGTTCATCGCAGTAGCCCGGCTTGTCCAGCACCAACGCACAGGCGGGATGTCGGCATGGTGTGGGGGCACTGCGGGGCATAGCGGCTTGGTGGTGGTTTGTTATTGGCTTATTACCAACTCATTCAAAAAACTAATCGCAATTGATGCGGATAAAGCTTGGCTTCACTGGGGTTCAGAGCGTTCATAGGAACGTCATCAACAACCCAAGGAGCTTTGCATATGACCTACACCACACAGTTCACCGTCGACGAGCTCGGGTTCATCCAGATCGCGCTCACCAAGGCGCTGGCAGCCGCCGCACGCGGTGAGCTTGACCTCAACCTGCTGGCCCGCGAAGAGCTCGCCTCACGCGGCCTTGACACCCAAGGCGAGTGGGTCGGCTTTGACCGCGCCCGCCAGATCCACCAGGTGCGGGGAGCCAAGTGATGGACGCCAAAACACTAGAGTGTCTGCTCAACCAAATCGCCGCAGAACATCTGCACATCGACACGCTGGCCACACGCAACAGCGACCGCCTGGACTTTCATGAAGTCAGCGTCTGGGGCCTCAAAAAAAAGCCCTGCAAGCCGCCTTCACTGCTGGCCAGCAATCCAAACAAACAACCCAACCAACCTGATACCGGAGATCAATATGAAACTCACACCCAGTCAAACCTTGCTTCTCAACGCCGCTGCCGTCCATCCTCAGCATGTGCTGACCGACTTCCCGCCCAACCTCAAAGGTGGCGCGTTGATCAAGGTGCTGACCAGCCTTGGCAATGAAGGTCTGATCCGCCCACACAGCAAAAGCGCTTCGGGCTCGACCCGCTTTGCCATCACCGTCGCAGGGTTGCAGGCCATCGGCATTGAGCCGCCAGCCAAATCCAAACGCGAAGGCAGCAAGCAGTCGGCGCTCATCGATCTGATGAAACGCCCCGAAGGTGCAACCCTTGCGCAAATGGTGGAAGCCACCGGTTGGCAAGCACACACGGTGCGCGGCTGCATGGCCGGGGCCTTGAAAAAGAAGCTCGGGCTGACCATCGACTCCGTCAAGGCAAGCGGTGGTGAGCGGGTCTACAGGGTCTCACCCTCTAGCTCGCTCCCCACCTCAAGTTGATCTGGCCAGGTGTCTTGGCACCTGGTTTGCACAGCTGTACCAACCAAAAACAGAGGCTCCTTTTTGGAACCTTTTGCGCTATCATGGAGCCACTTCATAAGGATCCAACATGACTGTCAACGTCAAGCTTTCAGACAAATTGGTCGAGCAGGCCAGAAGTTGTGCACAAGTGCAGCACCGTTCCACGCCCAAGCAGATCGAATATTGGTCCCAGATCGGCAAGATTGCCGAGGAGAACCCGGACCTGCCGTTCTTTATGATCCGCGACCTCTTGGTGGCGGACCAGGAGGCCGTGGTCGGCGAATACGTCTTTAGCTGATGCGACTGCTCGTTACGCCCTCGTTTGTGCGGGCCACCAAGCGGCTGCACGCACCACAAAAACTGGAGCTCGATGAGGCGCTGCGTACCATCAGCGCCGACCCTTCGGTGGGTGACGCTAAAGTCGGCGACCTGGCGGGCATTCGCGTGTACAAGTTTCGCATCTCTAATCAACTGTGCCTGTTGGGCTACCGGATATTGGACGAACAAAGCCTCAAGCTTCTCACGCTGGGGTCACACGAAAACTTTTACCGGGACCTCAAACGGCTGGATGACTGAGGCCAGGGTTACGCCTCTGGCGCTTGAGCCACTTAGCTGTTACAAGAAAATTGCGTCCTTCTGTACGTCCATCACCACAAGGGGGTCCTATGACTCTGTGCCCAATTGCCTTAATGGCAACCTGTAACAAATGTCCCGCTGTCGGCTTTTGCCCTCTCAAAGAGGTGATTGGCGATTACAAGCCAGAAGCAAACGTCGAGGAAGCTGCCAAGCCGGCTGCAAGCGATAAACCGGCGGGCTAACCTCGCCAATTAAAGTGGCGCGACGGCCACTTCAGCATTTTTGACCTCGGACAATGCCGGGTGCATGTCGTCAAACTTGATTTGATCGTCCTCACGCACCGCTTGCTGTCCAGTGAAGTCCTCCCAACGCTTGACGATCACGTCCACGTACTTGGGATCCATCTCCATGAGGCGCGCTTGGCGGTTGGTTTTCTCACACGCAATGAGCGTTGTGCCAGAGCCGCCAAACAAATCGATCACTATGTCGCGCGTCTTGGATGAGTTCTTAATGGCACGCTCGACCAACTCCACCGGCTTCATCGTCGGATGCAGGTCGTTGACATGGGGCTTTTTGTAGTTCCAGATATCCGACTGGTCGCGGTCGCCGCACCAGAAGTGTTTAGCGCCTTCCTTCCACCCGTAGAGGATGGGCTCGTACTGACGCTGGTAGTCGGCGCGACCGAGCGTGAAAGTGTTCTTGGCCCAGATCACAAACGTGGACCACTTGCCACCGGCATCCAGCCAGGCCTTTTGCAAGGTGTGCAACTCAGAAGAACTCATGCACACGTAGCAGGCACCTTTGGTGACCAGCAACAAGTTGACGCAGGCGTCATAGAGGAACTTGTAGAACCCGTCTCCCAGCGCATCGTTCATGATGCGGCGGTCCTTGCCGCGCATCTTGTCTTTGGCGTTGTTGCCGTAGTCCACGTTGTAGGGTGGATCGGTGAAAGCCATGTCGGCGAGTTGGCCGTTCATCAGGCGCTCGACATCGGAGAGCACTGTGGAGTCGCCGCACAGCAAACGATGCTGACCCAGGACCCACACATCGCCTGTTTTGGAGACAGGGTCAGTTGGCACATCGGGTACTGCATCGTCTTCGGTCAGACCCGTGGTGTCGCCGTCGCCATTGAGCAAACGCTCGAGTTCTTCGTCGCCAAAGCCCATCAGTTCCAGATTGAAGTCAGCCTCATCGAGCTCGGCAATCTCAAGCTTGAGCAACTCTTCGTCCCAGCCAGCGTTGGCAGCGATGCGGTTGTCGGCGAGCACCAGAGCGCGCCTTTGCGTTGCACTCAAGTGGTCCAGCACGATCACGGGAACCGATTCCAGACCCAGATGCTGGGCTGCAGCCAGGCGTCCATGCCCTGCGACGATCACGCCATCAGCGCCCGCCAAAATCGGGTTGGTAAAGCCGAACTCCTTGATGGAGGCGGCAATCTGACCGACCTGCGCCTGCGAGTGGGTGCGCGCATTGCGGGCATAGGGCAACAGTTTGGCCGTTGGCCACTGCTCGACTTTACTGATTAACCAATTTTGAGTCATCATGTTGTACAATGTTCCTGTCCAATTAGAGAAAGCCCACCATGACCATTGAAACCACTTACAGCCAGGCCAGAGAGCAGTTGAAGTCGCTCATGGATCGCGCCGTCGACGACCGGGAGGTCATCGTGGTGCGCCGTCGCACCGGGGGCGATGTGGCCATGATTGCTGCCGATGAACTCGAGAGCCTGGTGGAGACCGCGCACCTGCTGCGCTCTGAGAAGAACGCTGAGCGCCTGCTGTCAGCGCTATCACGTGCACGCTCAAAAAACATTGCGCCCACGACCATGTCTCACCTGAGCAAACTGGTGGGCGTAGATGCCTAAAGGCGATCGTATCGCCATCTGCCACCCGGAGTTTTTAGAAGACCTGCAGCACTGGGTTGCGACGGACCGCCGTACTGCCAAGAGACTGCTGGAGTTGGTTCAAGCCATTTTGCGCGACCCCTTCGATGGAATCGGCAAGCCCGAACCGCTGAAATACCTCGGGCCCGATGTCTGGTCCCGGCGCATTACCCAGGAGCATCGCTGTGTCTACCTGATCAAGTACGACCGGGTCGAGTTCTTGCAAGGTCGCTACCACTACTGAGACAGGCTAAGCGCCAAACAAAACGCCCACAAGGCAGGAACCGTGTGGGCGTAATTTGAGTGATTAGCAGAATGTTACCCCTTAGATATATACCGCGTCAAGGGGTTTTCGTTCGATTTATAAATCGGCCAAATTCCCCGAACTTTTATCTCAGACTTTGCCCACCATGGCCTTGATGTCCTTCATCAAAAGGAACAGGTGAAACGGATCCGATGGGCTGGGTTCAAACTCCCAATTGAGATACCACTGCCTGGCGGGCTCGTCCTTGGCATGCACAAGCAGTGCACGAATTCCTGCAATGTCCGCCGCCTGTGCAGTGCGCAGCAGCGCATCTTTGAGCAATGCTTTGCCCAATCCTGCGCCCTGGTGCTGAAGGTCCACGGCAAGCCGGGCCAGAATCATCACCGGCACGGGATGCTGTGGAATGCCTTTGGTCACACGCGGTGCCGCATTGGATGGCTCAACGCTGCCTACCGCCAGGCTGTAGAAACCAACGACCGAGCCCGAATGGCAGCTCACGTAGGTTTGCGCACTGTTAGATTTTTGGTTGACGAGCGCAAAGCGTTGCAAAAACTGGTTCAGTGCGCTCTGACCACAATCAAAGGACTCAACGGCGTGCGAACTGGCCAGTTTGCGAACTGGCTCGTAATCCAGCGAACTCAACCAAGCAGCCCCGGCTCAGACAATAGCTTCTTGAGCTTGGGCTTGGCGCTCACGGGCTGGTCCAATGCAGCCTGAAACGCCAGCCACTTCTCGTCGCTCAGTTCAAACCGGGTGCGGTCAGCCAAGGTCTGATTGGCCGCGATGATGCCCGCGTCAAGCAGAAACTCGCTCACATTTTTGTGCGCCACGCGCGCCGCTTCCTGAAGCAATTGCTTCACAGGCGTGCTGGCTCGCACATCGATGCGCTCAGATTTGGAATGAATGACTGCGGTCATGGCGACCCCTTTTTTAAACAATGACTCCATCATAGCGTCCGGACAACGTCCTGACAAGCGTTTTTTAACGACTGTACCCGTAGTGAACAGCCAGCACCCCTAAAGCGCCAACCAAAATGCCCTTGGCCTCGTACTGGTTGAGCGCGCGTCCGTTCCAGCCCTCTTGGGCAGACCACTCCCTCACGCTTTGACCCAAGCCCGCCACATGCCAGACTGCGCAGCCGCCGGGACTGCCGATGCCGCCCACCGCATCAAGCGCCTCGCCCAGGCGCTTTCTGGCCCAGGCACAGCGCTCGGTCATCGTGTCCTGCCAATGACCTCCGGGGATGCGATCAAGCGGCGGTGAGCCCGCAGAACTCAGCTGCGCAAAGACAAAGGTGCGCGAAAAGTCCTGACCCGCATCGTGCATCTGCGCCGTGATCGCGCCGTTGCGCATCAAAAGGCCGAGCGAGTCGACAGTACGGAAATGCTCGGTGCGAAAGCTGGTGCCTTCCTCCGCCTCACTGATCCACTCACCAACCCGACCGCCGGGCAGATTCACCAAAGTGCCATGGGTCAATGGCTGTGCAACTTGCTTTTTAGCCATGGCGCACCTCCTTGCTCAAGGCGGGATCCGTACCCTGCGCCAGCGCCCAGTGCAAGAGCGCAAGAGCATCCGCTTCGTTGTCGTCGGTGACCGGGTGGCCCAGCGCTTTCATGGCCGCAATCACCTCGGCCTTGCTCGCATTGCCTTTGCCCGTGGCATGGCGTTTGATGGTGCCAACCGGCACGCCTTGGTAGGCGATCTGGTGGTGCTCGCACCAAGCGGTCAGCGTGGCAAGCAAGCCGCCGTAGACGTGCGCAGCGTCAACTCCGAGGTGACGGCGCACCTCTTCGAAGTAAACCGCAGCAATGGGCTCCTGAAGGCTTTGGATGCCATTCTCGCCAATGGGGTCGCCTGGCTCGCCGATGCTTGCCTTGAGTTCGGTCAGCCAGC